CGCGGCATCCGCCCTGGTCAGTGGACAGGCATCCATTGTCGGCCAGCTGTTGGCCGTCGCATTGGTGGACATCCCCGCCGGCGCCAAGGGCAGTGCCCAGATCGAGGGTGTGTTCGAACTGCCGAAGCTCGCCAGCGCCAACATTGCTGCGGGTGCTGGGCTGACCTGGGACGCCCAGGGCGGGCAGCTGATCGTCGCCGGTGCAGATACTGGCGACCTGGAGAACTGCGCCGTGGCTATCGCTGCCGCTGGCAATGGCAGTGCAACCGTGCTGGCAAAGCTGACCCCGGGCTCGGGTGCGGTGAAGTCGGCGTAAGTCTTGGCCGGCACCGCTCACATACGCCCGGGTGGCGTGAGCGGTGCCGGTTCTTCCAAAGCGACAACGGGGGATCGCATGAGCGCCACCAGCACGCCGCGCGGCGTACGCAACAACAATCCTGGCAACATCGATCGCACCAGCACGCCGTGGCAGGGCGAGGATCGTTCCGCCGCTGCCATCGCCCGCGAGGGCCGGTTCTGCGTGTTCCTGACCCCGCAGGCCGGCTTCCGCGCCCTGGCAAAGACGCTGATCACCTACCAGCGCAAGCACGGCTTGCGTACGGTGAAGGAGATCATCGGGCGCTGGGCGCCTCCGGTGGAGAACGACACTTCGGCATACGTGCAGGAGGTCGCCAAGGCGGTCGGCGTAAGCCCGAGCGAGGTCATCAGGTTGGACAACGCCGTGACCTTGGAAAGGCTCGCCACCGCGATCGCCAAGCACGAGAACGGCGGACTGTTCTGGCGACGCGAGGTGATCGCGGCCGGCATCGTTGAGGCGCTCTCGTAATGGTCGGGGGCGAGGTCAATGCGCATGCACCTTGGTGGGCGGCTGGCAGTGTAGTGGCCCTCTGGCTCCTGCGTGAGACCTGGACGGTGCTGCTTTCGCGTAGGAAGGAGCGCACCGAGACGGACGCCAACGTTGAACTCCTGAACGGGCTTGTCCGGCGTGTGGACTCGCTGGAGAGCAGCCTCACCGCAACCACAGAAAAGCTCATGGAAGAGATCAAGCTGCGCATGGCTGCTCAGGAGGAAGCGCACAGGCTACGTCTGCGCATCATGTCCCTGGAAGCGGCGATGCGAAGCGTGGGCGCGATCATCCCTCCCGAAAGTCCGGTGGTGTCGGCATGATCCGCGCCCTCATCACCGCCGTCCTTCTGCTGCTGGGTGTCATTGTCTGGCAGCGTGGTTCGGTGTCCATCGCTCACCGTGCGGCCGACAAGGCTGTGGCGAGCCGTGACGCCATGCAGGGTGAGCGTGACGCTGCCCGAGCTGAGGCCGATGCCGCCTACGAAACCCTGAAGGTAGAGCGTGGCACCGCCGCAGCAGCGAACAACCTGGCGTCCAAGTACGAAAAGGAAAAGAACGATGCACAGAAGGCATCTGATCTCCTCGTCGCTGATCTTCGCGCTGGCAACCAGCGCCTGCACCAGCGTTGGCAAGCGTCCGTCGCCACCGCAGAGCTGTCCGCGGCCGCCGCTGCCGGCAGCCAGCCTGATGGTCGAGCCGACGACCGAATTGAAAGTGCGGGCCGAGCTATTGGCGCCGCCGCCCAGTGCGACGCCCAGGTGAGGGCGCTGCAGGCTTACGCGATGCTGTGTTCGGGAGGTGCGCGGTGAGCGAGCTGGAGTTCCTGCGTGACATGGACGCGACGATCCACGCTTCGATGGCCCTTGCCGGGATGGCCTCCACGGCCAAGGTGACGGCGGTGAAGAATGGGACTGTCACTGAGGGCGTGAGGGTCTACATCGATCGCGACGTAGAGACCATCGGCGAGCTTCGGCAGTTCGTCGCCGGCCGTGTCGAAGTGTCATTTCTGCGTGCAGATGTCGAACCTGACCAGGGTGACCATGTAGAGATTGGCGGCGAGGTGTTCGTGACCTCAAAGAAGCTCAGTGACGACGGCTCGCGCAGCGTCTGGCTGGTGCGTCGTGGCTGAGCGACCCGAACCCCTTTCCTGGCAGCTGGTCGAGTTCTTGCGCGGTCGAGTGCAGATGATCCGAGCCAGCGCCGGATTCCTGACCGACATAGGTGCGGGGCTGATCGTTGTCGACGATGCCGAGCTGGATGAGGATCAGTCGGGACCAGCCACGCTCATTTCGGTCCAGCAGCTGTCGCGCGTCGGTGGTGGGTCTGCCCAGGTCAACTCCGACGCCTCGGTCACGATTGAGTTTGAGGTGCCGCGAGAGAGCGGTGCGGTGAACCCTCGACTGCTCGTGCACCGCGCCAGGTACGACCTGATTCGCGTGTTGACCTTCAACGACAAGCTGCTGCCCAAGGGCATCACCACGTTTGAGTTGCTTCAAAGCCAGATGGCAACCCTGGAAGACGACGCAGGGCATTCCGCCGTCGTCGCTCAGATCACCGCGCGGGCTGGTCTGACCGAGACCTTTGAGCCCGTCCCCAACCTGTAGGAGCAGCACCACCATGGCACAGCCCAAAGTCCGCAAGTTCGCAGGCGATCTGCGTTTCTGGGAGCATGGCGCGAACGGCGCCCGCATTCCCGTCATCCCGGAGCCGGCCGACAAGTTCGGCAACCAGCCGCTGGAACAGTCGTCGCTGACGTTCAGCTACGAAGCTGGCGACTCGGTGGAGATCAAGAGCAAGCGCCGCGATGCGCGCTATCAGCAGATCATCCACAAGGATTCCAACCCTGGTGTCACCAGCGTCTCGATCACCGCGCTCGAAGTACCGCCGGCCATCCTGGCCCGCATGCTGTACGGCACGCTGGTGGCCACCCAGGTCGCCGCCGGCACCGCAACCGACGTTTCCGTGACCGTGGGTAGCGCGGACACGCCAGTGAAACTGCCGCACAACTTCCTTCTGGCCGACCCGGAGCCGACGTTCAAGAAGGGTGCGGTCGACTTGGTCAAGGGCACGGATTACACCCTCGACTCGGCGCATGGCCTGCTGATTCCGAAGTCCGGCGGCCAGCTGCAGGCGGGCGATACCGTCGTGGCGAACTACAAGTACGACGCATATCTGGAAACCGCCATCAGCGGCGGCACCACGCCGAGCAAGTCCTTCCAGATCCTGGGCGACATGCAGGACCGCATCAGCGGCGACGAGGGCCTGCTGACCATCCCGAACGTCGACCTGACCGTAGATGGCGACGTGGACTGGTTCAGCGATGAGCCGATCCAGGTGACCCTGACCGGCCCGGTGATCTTCCAGGCCGGCGAGGCCGATCTCTACACGTTCAAGATCGCAGCGCAGTCGGCGGGCTGAACGAGCCGTTGACTTCGGCAAAGGGAGGGCGCCCGAACGGCGCCCTCCAAGCATGAATCAGGAAGGTTCAGTGGCGTCCAATCGCAACAACAACCTGCTCAAGTACTACGTCAGCGGTCGGCGGGCAAAGGGCTTCCACGGCCTCACCGACCTGGCTGGCGACGTGCTGAACCGGTACGACCTGTCAGTGCAGCGTGCCTTCGTTGGGCTGCAGCGCCGGGCCGGGCCGGCCACGGCACAGGAGGTCCGCGCCTCCTACAACATCCGGGCGTCTGCTCTGCGGGGGAAGTACCGCGTGGAGACTGGCGAGCGTGGCTACAGCACGGGCAAGCGCGGCAAGGATGATTTCCTCTCCATCTGGGCGAGCACGCGGCAGATCTCGTTGATTGATTTCAGTGGCCGCTGGGCCGGCCGTAAATCCAAGGGCGCTACGGCCAGCATCGGCCTGGGGGAGTCGAAGACCTACGAGGGTGCCTTCATCGCCACGATCCAGGGCCGCAGGGCCATCCGGGTGCGCAGCTGGGATCGCGCCCAGCAGAAGCGCCACGGGCGCGGCCCGGTGCGCATCCTGCGGGGGCCCAGTCCGTTCGAGATGCTGTCCGGCGCCGATGGCAACAGCCGCGCCTTGGCAGTCCGTCGTCGCCTGATCGATCGATTCCACACCACCTATCTGACTGAGCTGCGCCGTCAGTGGCGCGTCAACGGAAGCACCAATGGCTGATCGGCTGGAAGAAGCAATTCGAGTTGTCATCGAGACGCAGGGCCGCGAGGGTGTGGACGAACTGCGCGCGGCGTTCGGCGACCTTGGCGATGTGTCGGTCGAAACGGCCGGTAAGGCCTCGAAGCTACTCGACTCCCTGACGGGGTTGAATGCAGCAGCAGCGAAGGCGGATGCCTTCGACGGCATGCTGACTGACCTTGCCGAGCTGGAGCGGCAGTTTGGCGACAACCAGAAGGCCGCGCTGGCGCTCAGCCTCAGCATTGGCGAGATGGACAAGCCCTCGCGTGAGGTGTTGGCTTCCCAGCGCGAGTTGCGCAAGGAGGGCGAGCGCCTGCAGAAGGCACTCCATGAGCAGTGGGACGCGGTCGCCAAGGCCGATAGCGAGCTGTCCTCGCTGGGGGTCAATACCGCCAACCTGGCCGACCACCAGCAGCGTCTGCGCGTCGAGGCCACCCGTAGTGCGGCAGCACTCACTGAGCAGGCCAGGGCTGCCGCAGCAGAGGCCGAGGCGGGGCGGCGGCGCAAGCAGCAGATCGAGGAAGGCGAGGCTGCCTTCCGCAAGCAGGCCAACACCAGCAGGGTGGCGGCGAAGTCGCTGGCCGATTACCGCGAGCGCGCCGATGACGCCGCCGCCGGCAGCGGTGACCTTGCCTCTGCCACCGAGAGCACTGTCAGCTGGTTCGGCAGGCTCAAGGCGGTGGCCGCTGGCGCGATCGCGTTTGTCGGACTGAACCGAGTGGTCGATGGCATCAAGGCCATCGTGAAGGAAGGCAGCGACGCCGAGCAGGAGCTGGCGCAGCTGGAAGCGGCCTTGCACGCCACGGGGCGCACTAGTGAGTTCACCGCGCAGAGCCTGGCCGCCATGCGCCAGCAGCTGCAGAGTGGACTGTTTGACGATGGGCAGATCAGCGCCGCCCAGGTGCGCCTGCTGTCCTACACCAATATTGTGGGCGAGCAGTTCCCGGCAGCGATGCAGATCACCATCGATCAGGCCCAGCGGTTGGGCATGTCGCTGGAGCAGTCTGCCGAGGTCGTTGGCAAGGCTCTGCAGACGCCGTCGAAGGCAATGGAGAGCCTGAGCAAGCAGGGCTTCACACTAGATGACAGCCAGAAGTCGCTTATCAAGAGCCTGGAAGCCACCGGCCAGGTGGCAAAGGCGCAGGCCATCATCCTCGATATTCTGGCCGAATCCTATGGCGGCGCGGCCGCAGCGGCGAAGGTAGGCACGATCGCTGGCCTGTGGAAGACAGCCACTGATCGCTTCAAGGATTGGAAGCAGGAAGTCGCAGACCAGGGCGTTCTGACCTACTTCAAGGGGCAGCTGTCCGACCTCCTTGCCACGCTGGACAGATTGGCCGCCGATGGCAGCCTCTCGCGCTGGGCCAAGCAGACAGCCCAGGCCATCATTACGATGGCCGAGGCGGTGAAGGGCACTACCCAGTGGGTGGTGGAGCACGCGCGGGNGATTGGTCTCATGGCCGCCGCGTACGCCCAGTTCAAGCTGGTCGGCGCGCTCTTGCAGCTGAACGCGTGGCGTGTGGCGCTTCTCGCCACGACACGTGCTCAGTTGGCGAACAACGCTGCAGTGGCCGCAGGGAGCACGGGACTCGGCCGCTTCGGAGCACTTCTGCGCGGTCTGCCGAAGGCAGTGCCGATTGCAGTGACACTGCTAGGTCTGGAGGCTGCGATTGGTGGCCTGGACGTACTGAAGACCGTTGCGCAAGACATTTGGAAGCAGCACGACCCAGCACTAAAGAAGGCCGGCGAGGCCCAGCGTGCGTACATCAGCCAGGTGCGGGATTCGGCGCTAGAGCTTCGACGCCAGGCACTCTCATTCGTCTCCTATCGCGAGGTCGTAGTTAAGACTGCGGAGGAGGTTACCCGAATGGGTGCGGCTGAGCGCGAAGTCTACGCTGCCCGCCTGGCCGGCCTTGAGCAGTACCTGACCGCGCAGGAAGGGTTCTTGTTGATGCAGCAGAAGGCTGGCGTGGCAACCGCCGCACAGCTGCAAGAGTTGGGTCTTGTCACGCAGCAGTTGCTCAACGTATCGACTGGCTACGCGGCGCTATCCCGTGGCGTAGGTCTGGCGGCCGATGCCATACGCAACGGCATTGGCGGGGCTGCTCAGCTGGTGGTCGACCAACTGCAAGGCATAGACCGCAATGCACGCCTCGCAACCGAGTCGATAGGTAAGATCCTGCAGGGTCTGAACTATGCGGAAACGGGAAGCCTGGAAGCCGTAGGCACAGCTCTCGGGTTCATTGCTTCGCAGGGCGCGGCAGCCGAGCGAAACGTTCGCGACGGATTGCTAGAGTCACTTCAGCGTCTTTCTGGCGAGGAGCTGGCGCGATTCCAGGCTGCGGCTCAAGCGGCATTTGAATCGCTTCCGCAAGGTGCTGCCAACTCGGCCGCAGTATTGGAAACCACGCTGCTGTCTGCGATGGAGAAGCTGGGGATCTCGGCATCCAGGCTGGGGGTGGCATTTACTGGTGTGGGTAGGGATGCGATCGCGGCATTCGGTGCAGTTGCTGAGAGCGCGGTGTCTACCAGCTCCCAGATTGAAGATGCATTCAAAGCCGCCCTCGGAAAAGTTGCAACGCTGGATGAGGCGCGCACGCTCGGCGCGTTGCTTGAAGCTGCGGGCAGACAAGGCAAGATCGGATTCGACGCCGCAGAGCGATCCGCAGCGGCATTGAATGCGCGGCTTCGTGACATCCAGGTCTCACTGGACCCCTTGGCGGACGAGTTCGCCAGACTTGGCATTCAGTCGCAGCAGTCGCTGAACGCGGCACGGGATTCCGCGAAGGCGGCGTTCGAAGCTATTCAGCGCGGTGCCTCCCAAGGCAAAGCAAGTATCGAGGACGTCCGAAGGGCGTTCGATGCATACGCCAACGCCGCGCGGGCTGCGGTCGCCGATAGTGACGAGTGGAAGCGAAAGCAGGTCGACTCCCAGCTAGAGGTGCAGGGTTCCGTTCTGCAGACCGGACAGCACATGAAGGGGTTGGGCGCCAGTGGGCAAACCGCAATGCAGCAGGTCCAGTCTGGCGCTCAGGCCGGCACCCAAGCTATGGGGCAGTTGACGCAGAAAACCGCCGAGGCTGGTGGCGAGATGGATGGCCTTGGCAAGAGCGCCGAGCGCAGCGGCCAGCAGCTTCAGAAGGCGGGCCAGGCAGCACAGGGCATGGCATTCAGCATCGGCGAGGTGTCCGAGGCCGCACTAAGCGCCATGCGCAACCTTAGCGGGCCGAATCCACTGCAGCAGTTCGCGAATGCGCTGAACAAGGTCACAAGCCAAAGGAAGCAGCTGGCCGAATACAAGAAAGAGCTGGAGGGACTGGCTAACGCGCAGGATGAATTCTCGTCTGCCGCAGCCAGTCGATTGGAGGGGCAGTACGACTACCTTGGAAAGCAGGAAATCGCAGAGGTTGCTGCTCTCGAAGCCCAGGTGGCGCGGAAGCGCGCGGAAGAGGATCGAGCGGCTGCAGACGCGATGGCTGAGCGTCGCCGGTCGATTGAGGCGGCGGCTGAAGCCCAGGCCAAGCTCGACGCTGAGCGCATTGGCGAGCGGGGCAAGAACGAGCAGGTCCTGGTGATTGACTGGAAGTCCCCAAACAAAGAGGTCGTCGCCGGGGCGACCGCAGCCGAGCAGCAACAAGCCGAACGCATCGCGAACATGGTTGCGCCGCTGGTGCTTCGTAAGGTCCAGCAGAGCCGATCCGTGTCTGTGCGAGGGAGGCGCTGATGACGCGCATCATTCTGGGGGGCATCGACCTTCCTGCCGATCTCCAGTGGGCCGATGAATTCACCGCCTGGCGTATCGGCCAGCAAGCGCGCACGAGCTTGACCGGTGCGTTGATCGTTCAGGAGTCGGCGCGACAGGCTGGACGCCCGATCACCTTGAAGACATCCCGTGACGGGACTGCGTACGTTGGCGTGGTGGGCCTCCCGACCCTCAGAGCCCTTCAGGAAAGCGAAAGCGAAGCGCGCCTGGCGCCCATCAATCTCATCATGCCCGCGCACAACGGCGGGGACCGCCAGTTTCAGGTCCGCTGGCGCCGAACCGATGGCCCAGCGATCGAAGTTGAGCCGACTCGCTTCGCAGTACCGGCACTGGATGCCGACCTCTTCTCTATCACTCTTCGCCTTATGACGGTGTAACACATGACGATCTCCGCTATCGATATCAAGCTGCGCCAGTCGCAGCGACTCACCGACAACCCGGACGGTGGTGGCCGAATGGTGCAAGCCGAGATCATCGACGGCGCCATGAACAATCTTTTCCCCGATATCGGCGATGAAGAACGTACAACGGGGCGAACGACTCTGCGCAAGCTGTTCGTGCACCTGGATACGGCTGCGCCGGACGTGCTGAAGGATGCGATCGGCGTGCTGATCGATCCGCCGAGCG